CTGCTTCTTGCCGTCGGCTGCGGGGGCTTTCTTGAAATTCGGTCGTTCTGCCACTGGATGTTCCCTCCTTTAGATTGTATGGTTTGCTTTACGACTTCCTCACGCCCACAGTGCGGATCGCGGTGTAGTTGACCCCGGCGGGCGGGGGGTTGGGGCGGGAGTCGGTCTTTTCGTCCTTTTCTCCCATCCGTTCGAGGACGCTCGTCTTGTTCACGCCCTTGTTGATGAACTCCAGGTGGGCGGCGGTGCGGATCGCACTCACAATCAGCTCCAGCTTCGCCGGTTGCGGCAAACCATCCATGCCGATGAACTCCAGTTCTTCGCAGAGCCGACGCCCTGCTGGATTGAGAATCTCCGCCTCCAGGAAAGCATCCCAATCCGCCACGGAAACACCCTCTTTCCTGGTCGGGTAGACGGTGCCGAACTCGGTCTTGATCCCCTTGGACTTCAGCTTGTCCAGCATCTTCAGGAGCCATTTCTCGATCTCGGCCTGCTTCAGCCCGATGTCCTTCTTCTTGGCCTCGGAGGCGGCCTTGCCGTCCCGGCCGTTTAGGAAAAGGTCGGTTATGAAGTCGACGATGGTGGGGTCGTCCTGCTGGAGCAGGTAGGTCTCCCGGTTGGATTGGAACTGCTCGACGGCGGCGACGGCCTCGTCGGCGGCTTTCCTGATGCGCCTGATCTTCTCCCGGTCCGAGAGGTACTGCTCGATGATCTGGGTGTTCGTGGGGGCTGACATTCTCTCTTCCTCCTTTCAGAATTGTTAACAACTTTATAGCAGGGGTTCTTGGGGCTGTCAAGAAATTTATTTCAGATTTATTTTCGGCGGGATTACCAAATGTCCCCGGCCTTTGAAGCTCATGCGCGCCAAGGCGTAGGCGTTTTCTCGACCCCACGCCGCAAGCATTGACCCTGAGCCTGCGCCACCGCCGCCAGTTACGCCGAGACCGTCGACAAACTTTATACGCCCCTTCAGGAACAGGATGCAATCAGCTTTTGCTATGAAGTCGTGATACCAGGCGCAGTCGGTGCGCGCAAACACCAGCGCGACCCCATTACGGTGTTCGTGCATCTTGCGCAGCCAGTCCGGTGTATGCTTACCGTAGGGTGGGTTTAGCCACACCTTGCCCGACCAGGGCAGCGCCAACCCGTCAGCAGGCAGTGAGTAAGTTTCCGCAGCCGGTATCCACGGAATCCGAGTGCTCGGGTGACAGGGGTCCAAGTCGAACTGGAGGCCCAGCTCCTCAAACACCCATGCGGGCGTGTACCAGTCGACTGAGGCGTTGTTGACGTTGTCGTGGGTGAAACCTGCGGCTTTACTCATGCGCCCAACCTCCTATACTCGACTGGAAGCCCTGCAACTTCTGCGGCCTCGATCCCATAAACCATGCCGGCGCTAATCCCTAAATCGGTATAGACCACGGAAGCCTCGGCCACCTCTCTCCAGGCTAGACCTGCGTCAATGCCTTGCTGCCGCTCACTCGGAACCTCATCGCGCAACACTCCCGGCTGAGTGTATAAGAGGTGTGAGGCAATCGGTGCCTCGCCGCGCAGGAGCGAGTCCCGCAAGCAGCGCCGAGCGTACTCTATGTTTCGCTCTACGCCCCCTGCGTAGGGGCTTTCCAGAATCACAAGTCTCATTTCGCCCCCTTCAAAAGATCTAGCACCACATCCTGCAACTTCCCTTTTTCCCGCACCACCGAGTAGATCCTGCGCTCGGTCGGGGTCGCCGAGATGTGCATGATGTCGATCTTGGACTTCTGCCCCCCGCCGTCGATGCGGCAGCAGGCCTGGGTGTAGATCTCGTTGGAGGTGTGGGGGGCGTACCAGATCACGAGATCGGCGGCCACCAGGGAAAGCCCGTGGCTCATGCACTGTGGGTGTGCCACCAGCACATGCGGGTCCTTCTTGGTCTCGAAGTCCTTGAACACTTGGTTGCGTACTCCGGCAGACACGTCGCCGTTGACCACCGCTACAGACCACCGCTTCTTCAGCTCGGTGGCCACAGCGTGCAGCGCACCCTTGAAGGGGAGGAACACGAGCACCTTGCCTGTGCTGTTCTCCTCGATGGCTTCTTCCAGGACCTTGAGCCTTGGGCCGAAATCCATGCGGATCAGCTCGCCGTTGGAGCCGATCACAACGCCGGCCGCTGCCTGGACTATTTTTGAGATCAGTACCGCGGCGTTCACCGCTGAGATGGTCGACCCGTCTACCTCAGTCACGGCCTCCCGCAAGAGCTTGGTGATATGGTGCTTCTGCTCGGGGGAGAGTTCAGCGTGCCGCTCGATCAGGCAAGGCTCCATATCTGTGACGGTGGATCGATCAAAGCGGATGGACGGGGAGAGGACACGCGCCACGGTCTCTTCGCTCCCTTTCCGGGGGACCCACCGCCACTGCCCGAATTGCTGCATGGTCAGGTCTTTGAAGGAGGTGAAGCTCACCCCCTTGACGCTCTCAGGTCGCACCAGCTTGGCCTGACCATACGCATCGGTCGGCTCGTTGCTGGTCGGGGTGCCTGTAAGCCCCCAGCACCAGGTCGAGATGCCTCGATTGTTTATGATGTCATTCATCGGTTTCCAGAGCTTCTTGGTGCCGGCCCGGCGAAAAACAGCCAGTTCGTCGATCACCACCAAGTCAATATCTCCGCGCTTCATGATCTCGTCGCGGATGATGTCGACCCCGTGGTGGTTGACGATGTAGATGTCGTTAGGCTCGGCCAGGAGCTTCTTCCGCTTGTCCGCCGACCCGTGCAGCACGGCAAATTTCTTACCGGGGAAGTTGAGGAAGATCTCATCCCCCCACACGCGCTCAAGCGTGGAGAGCGGTGCGACAACCAGAACGCGCCCGATAACCCCTATCTTCTGGAGGTAGTCGATGGACCAAAGTGCTGACAAAGTCTTGCCGGTCCTCATACTATTGTGGCAATGCGCTCTCGGATTGAGAGTGAAGTAGGCGCTGGTCTTCACCTGGTGTGGCCGGGGTTTCCTGCCAGGGATGATGGGCCAGTTGTAGACCGCCTCGATGGGACTGGGCGCCTCGATCCCCAAGTTCCTCAGGACCCGCGCTGCCTCCAGGGTCAGGGGTACGGCGCCCATGACGCCGATCGGTGCCTCTTGGAAACGTACCTGCGGGATGCAGGTACGGATCTGGCGCGCCTGGGCGAGGTCTTTGGGGCGGAAGATGATGGAGCTGTTGACGATCCTGGGTTGCATTACTTCTCCCGGTTAAGATGATTCCTCAGCGCCTCGCCTAAATCCGCAGGCCATGTAAAGAGTGTCCGCCAGGTGGAGTCCTCGATAAAACCTAGCGTAAACAGTGCTCCAATAAGCCAGATGGTCCAAGCAGTCATCTCTTCCTCCTATTCGGCCCCACCCCTCCGTTACCCGGCCAATCCGGCGGAGGGCGGGCCTGTGAAGTCCTCGACGGTTAAGTTTGCCCACTAAACCGGTAACGGCCGTACTGCCACGGTCTCACTCCGAGGACTCTATGTCGAACTCGTGCGGAACGCACTTCACATCCCGCTTCTTCTCGCGGCAGTAAGCATCGCTGCAGCTCTGGTCACAGGTGTGAGGAAAAGCCTGGAGGCAGAGTAACAACTGGCACGCCTCACTTGCCTCGCTGCATACTCGCCGCACGATCCACCTCCTCTTTCCCCGACAGCCCCCACATAGCGAAGACCACGGTCAGGATGAAGAAGGCGATCCACATCTGGCGCCAATCCGGCTCGAAACGGCGGCTCATGCTGCACCCATGAGCGGCTGGGCTACCGCCTCGAACGAAGGTGCCGCCGGGGTCTCACTCCTGCGCGACTCGCGCCTCAGGGCTGCCAGGATCTCGCGGGTGAAGGGGCGGGGGCAGTCGCTCTGCTCGATGTAGGCCCCGACCGCGCCGTCGCCCTTCTCAGCGCCGATCAGCTCGGTGATCTTGCCGTGCCAGCGCTGGGCTTCTTCGAGGGAGAGGGGGTCACGGTTCCTGATCTCGTTGGTGAACCTGTGGCCGCCTTGGCAGGGGGTCTTGGAGACTACGACGACGTTGAACGGCCCTTCGCTATCCTGGTAGACGCGCATAGATGGTGCCCTCCATGTTGAGCCGGCAGTGCCGGCGAGATTACAGTGAGTCAGTCTACAAAAGGCTCCGGTCTCCCAGAGCCTTTTAGAAACATACTTACCGCCAGACCAGGTTTTAAATCCCGGGGATCACATCTTAATCACCTCCTCTCGGTTTGGGCCTCGTCGTCTCAAGCTTCAGTCCCGAGAACTATACCTCGGGCGAAATCCTTTGTCAACATCTTTACGAAAGAATTTTTAGAAGGGGTCCAGGTCCACCTTGTCCATCCACGCCTCGACCTGATCCATGCTCTCCTCAGAGTCCACGGCGAACGATGCGGCGCCGGTGGTCTTGGTGGCGTTCAGCTGGTGGCGCTGTAGAGCTGTAGGCTCTTCCCCTGGGCGCTTAGCCTCGATCTCGAAAAAATAGGATCGATAGTGGCCGTAGTAATCCGGGATGCCCATCACACCCCGGAAGTTGGGGACCGGCATGACGAACTTGCCGGTGTGCCTAGTGGTGGCGTTGACCGCATCCTTGGCTTGGATCAGACCCCGGGCCAGGAGGCGGCGGGTTATCATTTTCTTGATCTCGCCTTCAGGGGTTTTAGCCAAGGTCGTCGAAGACGCCCGGCACCAGCCGTTTCATCTCCTCCAGGAGGGGCTGCGCCACCTCTCTCATCTGCGGATGGGCTGCCGTCGAGGTGCGCAGTTTGAAGAAGTGCCGCCACTCACGCAGGTTAGCGGTCATGACGATCTCAGTCTTGAGGCTGTTGGGCAGTACCGAACGAGCTTGCTCGGGGCGCCAGCCGCCCTCGCGGAGGGTCTTGTACGCTTGCTCGGCGTCCAGCATGTGGTTGAACCATTCCATGCCTGCGATGTCCCGTATTTCAGAGAAGTCACATTCTCCCGGCTCTACGTCTACCCACGGTGGGATGACGAAAGCAACGTGGCCGCCCTCGTAGTCGCAGTACCTGGTACTCTCCTGGCTGTAGCTGGCAATCCTGTGCCGCACGATCTCGTGAGTGACACCCCGGTCGCAGATGAATCGGGCGGTGGCGCTGGCGTGTTCCAGGACGCTCTCATGGCCTCGTTTCAGGATCATGGCAACGAAGGCCGGCGCCGAGGTGTCGGTGATCTTCTCTTCGCTCTTGTAGCACGTTCTGCCAGCAAGTTCGATGACCTGCAGCGCGTTCGAGGTAATCATCTCGATCTTGGCGGACGGTTTAACGAGTAGCATCGGACACCCCCAGTTCTTTCGCCAGCTCCATCGCCGCCATCTGGCAGTAGTGGGCGGTTTTCATCAGGTCCAGAATCTCCTGACCCGGGCGGCTGTTCTTGCCATAGCGGTCCAGATACTTCTTGGCCTGCTTTACGTGGTCCCGGCTTTCATAGTCGGTGGCCTGGTCGTCGCCTTTATCACCATACTGCGGTACGGTGTACTTCTCGATGTGGTCCAGGACTCGGCCGGAGAACTCCAGCCAATCCCGACCGCGCAGACTGTGTTCGTAGAAGTCCAGGCAGAGGAGACAACCATCCAGGCTTCTGATCTGATCTTCTTTGCAGGCGATCTGGTTCTGCAGGTCGTCCCACTCTTCGGAGTGGTTCATTTCCAGCAACTCCACGACTTTTAAAACTGTCGGGTCGGTAATGGTGTGGCGGTACATCTCCAGCCACTGCACAGCTTCATCGTGAGTGGTCAACAGCCCTTCGTCCCGTCTCATGGTCCCTCCTTGGGAATTGCATTGGCTACTTCTGCTGCGCCTTCTTCAGCCGCCTCTTCTGCCCTTTGTTGTGCGGCGTGAGGCCGGCGATGCTGTCCAGCTGTTTCCTCTGGTCCTCGGAGACGGGCGAGAGGATCGGACCCAGGGAGCGGAGCTCCCGGGTTACTTCGTCATCGGATGCGTAGTGGTTCATAGGTTCTCCGTTTAAAGCGTGTCGTAGATGAAGTCCCAGTAGGCGCCTTCACAATCTGGGTGGAAGTTCGGACAGGCGAACTCGCCGAAGAGTTCCCGGGCCTTCCGGTCGTAGGCGAAAGCAGCAAGCGTTTCGGATGAGAACTGCCCGATCTGCATGACGACTTTATTCAGCGTGATACGTGCCTCCCACTTCTGGTTGGTGGGCCGAAACCTAACACCTTTCAACGTACTCTTCCGACTGTTCATCTTGTTCTGCCCCCGCGTGGCTTCGCGCAAGTTATGACGTTGATTATTTAGCCCGTCACCATCACGGTGGTCCACGAGGTTCGCAGGCTCGCCGAGTATAAACCGGTGCATCCGGACTTTCTTTTTCTTGCCATCCACAGCCATGGTGGTCCGGGCGTAACCTGTCGAGGCTCTCCCTGAGATAATGTAGTGCCAACTGAACCCGCTCAGCAAGACGTAATCCGCATCGTCAACTTTGGCGTAGTACCCATGCGTGAGCGGGATCAGCTTCACCGGCTACCTCCTCCGGCCGTTATGTGGGCAGCTCAAGTCGCCGCACCAGGCCTTGCAGAGTCCTGACGTAACCATGCGGAAATTGGCGTGATCCCAGGCTTCCTGCATCCGAGTTGTGACCGCGAAAATCTTCTCCCAGATCTTCTTGATACCTGCCTTATCTACCGGTGCGGGGAGCCCTTGTATCGCCTTCTTGGGGTCCTTCTCGCGGGGAAATACTAACTTGCCGTCGGCCTCGTCGAACTTGTCTCCAAAGTGCAGGGCGGCGAGAGCGATGTTGACTTCGATCTGGAACGGGTCGTCCTTAACCTTCCCAAACTTCCAATCGACGTAAGTGAGTTTCCGGTTCTTGAGCGTGAGTACGTCGCCTCGGCTTCTGAACCAGACGATCTTGTTGTCCCACCAGCCGCAGGTTTTAAGTTCTGCGGTGCAGCACAGCTCCTTCTCAATCATGATCTCGGCGCCCGACTTCAGGAAGAAATCACAGTAGCGCTGGACGTGCTGGAGGTACTCGGGCTCAGTCGGCCGCTTGCCTCCGTCCAAGGCGTTCAGGAGGTAGTTCTCCGCAGTTTTGTGACCGCGGTTACCGTCCTTCGCCTGCGCCGACTCCTCATAGGGCACCGTCTTGTAGTATTTCGACGCAGCCCATTTTCTCGGACATTGAAGAAACTCTTGCATCCCCGAGAACGAGGTGGCGAAGCGGGGCGGGTTGGCGAGCTTGCCGGAGCAGGGGTTCGCGGCGGGGACCGGCGCGACCGTCCCACCAGTCAGGGCTTCAAGGTCTATCACATTTCCTCCAGAAATAATTTCAGCTTCAAAGATACTCGGAGCAGCCCCCGAGCTGTAGATGGTCAGGTCGTCCCCTTTCGGGGCCTGGGTCAGGTGGCTGGTCCTGGCGTACCAGTCGCGCACCGAAGCCGGCGCCTTCATGCCCGCAGCCGCTACGTCCCGGCGCCAGAGCGGCCAGAGCTTTGCGGGGTGCAGGGCGTTGGCGCCACGGCGATCCGGGCCGGCTACCAGGTAGCCACAGGCGTCAGAGACAGGCTTCTTGGAGGCCAGCACCTCGGGGAAGGTGAGCATGTGGAGGAGCAGGGTTTTCTGCTCCCGGGGGAGGATGATTTCGGGTTCGACGGCGCTCATTCGTAGGCTCCCATTTCGATGAATTTTCCCTGCGCGTCGAAGTCAAAGGCAGTGAAGAAATATGGGTTACCAGCGACTTTGGTGGCTCCCTCTCGGCACTCTACGACGATGCCTCCGCACGTCTGGACGCTCCGCCGTGTCTCAAACCCCACCCCGAACTCCGTCAGGAGTGCTTTCAGTTTCTCCAGATCTGTCACAGGTCCTCCCTCCACTCGCGCGCTACCGGATGAAACGGCACCCCGTCCGCGGTCAACATGCTGTACTCGATGGTGAGCCGGTGGCCCTCGCGACCGAAAGCTTGCTCTTTCTCTGCCACGGTGCCTGGGGCGGTGACGTCGACGCGCGCCCCTTCGTCGGTCTGGCACTCGCAAACGACGACGCCTCGGGGGGACCTGATCACCCGCAGCACCGTCACCTCGCAGTCCTGGAACTCCTTGATCTTCAGGAGCGAGGCGCTCCGGACCCCGACCTCGTAGGGCTTGTCGTTGGTCCTCTTGATCAACCCCTCGAACTTGCGCGCCCGTGCTGCGGCGAACATGCGGGCTTGTTGCTCGTCCGACTCCCAGGGGACCGCCGGCAGGATCTTGGCCGGGTAGCTGGTGTCCCAGGCCGGCAGGAGGTCGCAGAGCTCCTGGTAGCGGTCCAGGTAGGTGTCGTCGGAGATCAGGTCGTAGACGAAGTATTGGAGCTTCAGCGACTCGGGCTGCTGTTTCTTGATCCAGCTTCCGATGGTCTGGAGCTTGGTGCCGTGGTGGTACAGCTCGCCGTCCGTGATGGTCCCCTCGGGGATCAGGTCCTGGAGGTAGAGTGCGATGTGCGGCAGATCGATCGGCTTCCCCTGCCGGCTGTAGAGCAGGATCTTGCCGTCCTGCTTGGTGGCGAGGCAGCGATGCCCGTCCAGCTTCAACTGGAGCGAGTCGTCGTGGCGGTTCGCCCGCTTCACCTTCTTAATGGGCTGCGCCAACATGGGGAGGGGCAGGCCCATCTGGTTCGTCTTCCCCTGGAGCGCCTCCTCCCGGGTGTCGGCGTAACCCCGGTCGCGCTGTCTGGAGATGCGGGAGCGGATGCGGAGCTCGACCTGCTCCTGGAGCGACCGGCCCGAGGCGTTCACGGTCACCTGCTCGGCGTGCTCCACCTCCTGGCCGCCCTCGGCGGTGGCATGGGCTATGCGGATGGTGGGGCCGTCCTGCCAGATGCGCCAGGTGCCGATGCCGTTCACGTGTCTGCGGTACAGGGTTTTCACTGTTTCCTCCTATAGGTTCTTCAGATCGCCCCAGGACTCCGGGCTCAATTTAGCATCGACAGGGAACGTGATCGGCAGATCTAACCCCCACGCCTTCTTGTAGGGCAGGTTCGACAGGACGTACTTGAAAGTCTCGGCGGCCTGGCGCGCCACGGCGTGCGGGAAGATGAAGAACAGGCCGTCGTGGAGCTCATAGTAGAAATAGCCGCGGTACTTGGGCAGCAGGTTGCGCGCCACCGCCAGGGCGAGATACTTCTGGTCGCCACCGGTCCCCTGAATGGGGTAGTTGATGGCGGAGCTCTCCATCTCCCAGGCGTCACGCCCTGCCCACGAGCCTCGCAGCTGCACCCTTCGGCCGGCGAAGGTCTCAGCATAGCCTAGCTGCTTACACTTGTAAATCTGGTTTTTCCAGTATCCGCCGACTCCGGCAGGGCCGCCCGAGACGCCGATGAAGGTCGTCTTGTAGGTGGCCAGAAGCTGCTTAACAGTGGTCTCCTCGATGTCCAACTCGTAGTCGACCCGGGCTTTCTTGGTGGCGCTCTTGGCTCCGATCCGGTACTGGAAGGAGAGGTTGCTATTGGAAATTAAGCAGTTAGATACAGTGTAGCGATTGCGGGGTCCGGCGTTGGTAACGTCATACGTTGCAACCACTTTGGTAGCCCGATTCAAAACACCGGCTGCGTACGTGCGTTGAGCCTGGTACGATAAAGGTCGACCCTCGTCGCCGGTCTGCATCAACCGTTCGCGGGACTCTGCAGCAGTGATCATGTGCATAGACTCGCCGGACTCGGTGAACACTTTGTGCTTCAAGGTAGTCGACAGTCCGCAGTAACTCATGACTGGTTGTTGACCTTGGTACACTACTCCTGAGTGCTTGACCCACTCAATGCCATCCCATACTCGCATGTCAAGAGAAACTTTCTCAATTGGTACTAGGCCGCAGTCGGTGAGCACAAGCTCACCTTCCGCCACGCAGAACTTCCCGAGTTTCCTCTGCAGACTCGCCTCAGCGTCGTCGGCCGCTACCCGCGCGATCAGCTCGCGGTAGTCCACCTGGGCGATCTTGGCCCCCATGTAGGCGTGGGCGTCCTCACCTGGCTCACGCAGGGAGAGCATGGTCTCGTCGCCGGAGGCGACCGCCATCCAGCCAAACTCCTGGCCGGCGAAGTCGAGCTCCACCAGGGTGTAGCCCTCGGGAGGCCTGATCAGGCGCCGGAAGTCCTTGCCCCTTTTCCACTGATGCAGGGCGATCCCCGTCGGGTACTCGACGGCCGTGGTGCCGAGGTCCTTATCCCCCTTCTTCTTCTGGCTGGATGAGTAGGTCATGCGCGAGGAGTTGCCTGTCACGAAAATGCGGCCGTTACTTCGAGCGAGCCAGAATCCTGTAACTGTGGTAGCACAATATGTTTGTTGGAGACACTCAACTTTCTGTACATGTTTGTCGGGTTTTATTGTAGCCACCGGGATCTCAAAGCTGATATGGCAGTTCTTTTTGTCTCCAAAAATGTTGGCTCGAAACCCCACCAGATGCGCAGCTGTGGCTGCCCACTCTACATTTGAGTGGATACTGGACGCGTACCTGAATCCGCCATCTACATGTGTGCTCCCATCCCACTGCTCAAGCTCCAGTACAAAATCCCTCAACCCTATAGGTGTGGTGTCAAGTACCCAAGGGCCTAAGAACTTGTACTCTGGACGCCACCATTGAGGTACTTGCTTGGTTCCGATGCTTATCTCTACGCGCTCTGGGTACGCTTTGCGTACGTACTCTCGGTACTCTACACCTGCCAGACCCAACAACCTGCGAGCTCTTTCCACCTTTCTACTCTTGACAAAAGTGAATTTATAGCTGGGCGCTTTCGTACTCCTACTGATGTACCCGTCTGCCTGAAACATCGCAAGTACCTGCATCTGTACACTGGTGAGCGACCCACTCAGATTTGTGACCTCCCCTGCAAGAGGGATGTGAACTCGCCGCATACTCAGGGCGGAAGCTTTCATAGTCATCCAGTTGTACGACTTCTGAGATAGGTACGGGACAGTGTGACCAAGTGTGAAGTCGCACTCCAGCCGACTGTGCTTGACTCGTACCCACTCAGACTCTTCTGGGCCTGCGTAGCACTCAGCGCTTAGGAATTGCATTTTACGAGTGTGCGGGTGGACTTGCATAATCTCCCCGCCTCCCCACATGTCGAGCCTGACCCAGCCTGCTCGCGTAAATACCTCGACATCCCCAGGGACACAGTATGTGGAGAAGATCCTGGCGCCGGGGCGCACGCAGCCGTCGCCGTTGTACTCCAGGCTCTTGAGTGTCCCTTCGGCGTACTTGGTGCAGTTCCCCTTGGCCTCCCGGACCTCTTTCAGCATCTTGGCCCTGGGATCGATGAAGGCGAGCTCGTAGAGGGTGTACTTGTCGGTGGATGGTGCCTGGGTCTTCTTGGAGACCCCCTGGACGGGCAGCCCCCAGGTCTCGAACAGGAGTGTGGCGAGCTGCGCCGGCGAGGCCAGGTTCACGTAGTCGATCTCAGGGTGGGCCGCCTTCAGCTTCTTCAGCTGCGACGGCGTCATCTTCTCGATGAACTCGGTGCCTGGGCAGAGCGCCAGGAGCTTCGCCTTTGCATCCTCGCCGTCGCTGATCAGCTTGAACTTCAGAGCCTCAGCCAGTTCCGCCGACGACTTGATCCCCATGACGTAGGTCTTGGCCACCTGCGGGATGCACTGTGCCTCGATGAGGGCCGCCTGTCTCTGCTCGTCGGTCAGGTTGGACCAGAACCATTCGGCGAGGCGCACCGCGAAGCGGGTGTCCTCCTTGCATCGGAAGAGCAGCTGCTGCAGTTCCGCAGGGTCCTGGGTCTGGAAGTTCTTGAACTCCTTGAAGCCCGCCTCGTCCGGAAAGAACTCGTGCATGGCAGCTTCCAGCGAGTAGGACTTGCGCTTGGCCGCCGGCACGTCGTCGCCCTCAGGCGCCACGACCCAGTGTTTCCACAAGAGCATGGCGTCCAGCCAGCGGATCTGGAAGACCAGGTCCTCGTGGCCTAGCGCGATCAGCCAGGCGGCGTCGAAAGCGACGTTCCAGCCGCAGACGTAGAGGTTCTCCTTGATGATCGCCTCCAGCACCGGCCGGTGGGACTCGGGAGTCGGGAAAAGTTTGCCGAGGGTGCGCTCACCTCGCGTCCAAGCTACCGCCGAAACCCAGGCTTTCTTGTCGAGCACTCGGAAGGGCTGGAGGGCAAACTCACCTTCAGTTCCTTGCGTCTCAAAGTCGAAGCCTGCCACCTGTGTGTTGAAGTCGATGCTCAAAATCCCCTCCAGCTAGTTTGTTCAGAACTTTATAACAGAGCAGTGCGGGTGTGTCAAGAAGTTTATCAGTATTTCTCAAACAGCCTGGTCAGGATCTCGTCCTGTTTGGTGGTCAGGTACGGGAGCCCGGAGTTGACCCGGGCGTGGATCGAGCGGATGAACTCGCGCTCCCAGTCGTTGTCGATCTCGTCCTCCTCGACATTCCGCAGGAGGTACTCAGCCATGCGCTTCTGGGAGGCTTCCTTGGCGGTCAGTTTCGCCTCCAGCTCCAGGCGAAACTGCTTGGCGGCCTCCCGAGCCTCGGGCGTGCAGAGCGCTTTGAAGTCAATCCCCTTGTATGGTTCGCGGGGTGGTGCCTCGCCAAACAAGTCGTCGGGGTTCCAAACGGGCATCTCAAGGCCTCCTCATCTGCGCCAGGGCGCGGGTCAGGTCCATGGAGGCACGGCGGGTGGCTCCGGACTGTTTCGGGTGGGTGCCTCTAGGGTCAGCCTCCCGGGCGGCGAGGAGGGCCGTGGCCTCCTGGACGAACTTGGCGGCGCGGTTACAGGCGATCTTGATGTTGTCGGATTTCATTTGGGGATCTCCTGCCAGGTGAGGGTGACTGCGGACCCCATCGGCGGGGGGTCGCCCTGGTGTTCGAGGGAGACGTCAATGGATATCAGGCCTCGCCCTCCACGCACCGTCCCGCTCACACTCTTCTCCACCGGCTGCGGCTTGGGGCGCTGGTAGGTGCCGGTGAGCTTGTAGACCTCCCCGCTGTGAGTTGCGTTGTCTCTGGCTTCCTCTTCCGTGGCGAAGGTGTCGCAGCCGTCGCCAAAGGTCCACCGCTCGACAGTGGTGGTCTCCATCTCCGGCTTGGGGTTCAGGAGGTCTTCGATCTCGGCCAGGGTCGCCGTCCTGGTCGGAGTCATCGGCCGCCATCGTATGTACTCTACGGCGGTACGAACCGCCCTCTTCAGGTTTTCCTGCTTGGAGACCTTCTCGGCCGCCAGCGCCTTGTTGTCGCGGTAAAGCTCGCCGATGAACCCGTTGCCGTGCCCTGCGACGCCTGTGGTGATTGCCTGGTGGCAGGGCATGCAGAGATTGCCGATGAACTGCCCCTGGTGCGAGTGATTCTCGCAGCCCTTGACGAGGCACTTATGTACTCGCACCTGGTTGGTCTCCATCACATCGGCCGTATGCAACCCCTCGAAGACCTCCATGCTATACCGCCCCTGCAGCGATTCCTTGATCGCCTCCAGCAGCCTCGTCTTGCCGCTTCCCTGCGGCCCCTCTACTTTCAGCGTCATTTTCATCTCTTCCTCCCGGTCTTTGCCTTGATAGGCACGTAGCGTCTAGTACTGCCCCTTGATGTTCTGCAGGAAGAACCTGCCCACGCTGTCGGCGTCCTTCATGGACTGGAAAACGTCCTCCTGGACCCCGGAGTAGCTGTAGACCCCGCCCTTGCAGAAGGTGACGGTGAGGGTCTGGGTCTCGTCGTCGTAGCTGAACTCCTCGATCATGCTGCTGTCCGGTCTGATGGTTTCTTCCATTTGCGATCCTCCCGTTTGATTTTAACTGCCTGGTAGAGCGCCACCAGGGCGCTGATGGTCCACACGGCTGCGGCGAGCCAGAGGACGAGGGTGGTCACCACTTCATGACCTGATAGAACTCCACCACGATCTTGGCGTAGGCGGTCAGGACCTCGGCACCCTCGAAGGTGAAGGTCTCGTGCCGATCCTTGAGGGCCTGCTTAAAGGCTTTCCTGAAAGCTGGGTAGTTCTCCCGAGTGATCGAGGCGTTCGGCCGGGAGAAGCTCATTTCCGCTGCGGCGCCTTGGGTGGCGTAGTTTATGGTCTGGTGCCTCGGGCGCTCTGCGGGCTGCTTGTATTGCCTCCACCACTTCGTGGGGCAGCCTGACTGGTAGCTTACAGGGACTTGCGTGGTTGTGCTCCCGGCATGGACCTGTCGGTACTGCTTATCTATCTGTTTCCAGAACTCCTGCCTCAACCCCAGGAGCTCATCCGCCTGGGAGTCGCCGTCGATCGCCTGTTTCACCAGCCACTCCTCGAAGGGTATGACGTGGAGGCCTCGGGCGGTGGCGAAGCCGCTTATCTGGCACCACTGGACGTACAGCGCGGTCTCCAGTTCTCTCTGTCTGCTCATTTCAGGGTCTCCTCTGAATCGGTTGGTGGATCTTTTCGCGAGTTTCGCGAGTTTCGCGGGGCTCTTTGCCGCCGGTTTATGAGTCTCTGCGGTCGTGCCCCGCGGCGTGGACCACGAAGATCTTTGCGCCGGCGGGGAAGATCGGTTTGTCGGATTTGGTGGCCATCGCTTCGCTCCTCCCTCGTTTTCAAGAACTTTACCACCCACCGAACCTCTTGTCAACATCTTTACAAGAATTATTTAGTCGTTAGGCATAAGGTTACCATCCTCATCATATTCATCTTCTGCGCCGTAGCCTTCTTCGTCGCAGCCGATAGCATCCGAGGTTTCAGCCCTGCGCTCCAGGGCCACTACTGCGTGACCGTGCCAGGTGCTGCCAGGGGTCAAGGTCGCCACCATGTGATGCAGGACACTGTCGGGGATGTCTTTCAGGCTCGGGTCCTCCGGCGGCAGGCGGTCTCCCTCTGTGATTTTGAGACAGGTGGGCGTGCGGACCTCGCCGAGCACTCGCCGGATCTCAGGCATGGTTGTGGTTCGGATACGCATCGCCTCGCGAGCTGCCTTGGCGGCGCGGTCGAAGGTGCCGTGGGTGCTGATAACCTTGGCTCCGCGCTCCGGAGTTTCGGCGGATGTGTCCACCAGCACGAAGAAGTAACCACCCGTAAGGCTTCCGTCCTTCCAGTTCTTGGAGATGTGCGGGGCGCGGTTTTGCAGGAACCTTCTCGGGCTGGTGAGCAGCGCCTGCTGCTCCGCAAGGGACAAGGCATAGAACTTCCGGGCAATCGGGTGGATGAGGAAGTTCGGGCCGAGCAGGTCCAACCCTCGCACCCCCTGCACGGACTTGCGTGCCACCTTGAATGCGTCGCCAGGATAGTTATACGCTTGGAGGTCCTGCTTACGTGTGAAGTCCATGAACCCGCGGAACTCGCAGACCTCCCGGTAGGTCTGTTGCTCTTCGGCGGAGTAGACTCGCATCGACTTGTGGCGCCACACCATGGCGTACAGCGTGCCGAAGTTGAGCCCCTCCTGCTCAGCATAGGCTTTCAACTCCTTGCGGCTCATGCTGCACAGTTTGTGACGCTCAGCGTCGGTGTACTTGATCCGCTCGTCCCCGGTGGTGGTGACTCGTAGATAGTACCAGACAGACTTGAGCGGGACGTTGAACTTGGCCGCCAGGTGGGCGTGGACATCAGCCACACTAATAAGCGGGTTGTGTAACATGTGGAGGGCTCGCTCCACGCGAAGTGACTCTCTAAGGGCGTAATTCGTAGGTCTAGGCATCTTCAAACCTCCTCTGAGTGGGTATAAGGTAGGATACCTGATTTTAAAAGCCAGGTCAAGTAGAAAAAACTATTACGATCCAAAATATAAAAGCAGTGGTGGCGCAGGCTTAGGCGTAGGTAGATAAAAGATTTTAGGTTGGTAGCACTCTGGTAGGCCGATTCCTGAGTAGAGAGCCCCTTCGAGAATAAAAATTACAAATGGGAGGGTGTGGAAAACCAGTGCTCTAATGAGCCATCTTAGAGTCCCTCCCATTTGTAATTTTTATTCTCAATATAGAAAGAGTACCTGGAGAGCCTTGCATTATATATATGAGTATGAGAAAAAATAACACCATAAAAACCTAGACCCAGCACTGGTGGGCCTTCACGCTCTGGTGGACCACCCAGGCAGACCACAAAATACCGCTATCACGACCACGCATTTACGTACACTTTCAAATAACGTTTTTTACGTTGTATAAGAAAGGTATTGAGGTTTCGCCACAGCAAAGGATGAATATCACTTTCTGGATGTCTCTAATGTTGGGCATCCACAGGGTTCACTTAATTGTGTTGCACGTCGATTAACTGCCTCGGCGGGCGCGCTTAGGCTTAGAATCCTCTCACTTTCAGCCCTCAGGACTCTAAAAACCATAAACCCAACAAAATCAACCACTTAGCAGAAAATGCCTGCTCCACCAAATAGAAATTGCATAATTACAATAACCTGCTATAGTCTCAGTAACTTAATTCGAGGAGGTTTCGCCATGCTCACCAAACTTGAGCCCCAATTCACTTTCGCCGGTTTCACCTTTCCGCGCTACATCCCGGAACTGCGTCGTTCCAAGTATGACCGCCGCACCAGCCGGAGCGTCTACTGCCACGCGCCTCGCCCGGAGCAGGCAGGCAAAGGTAAAGGATTCTATCTGGAGTCCGACAACCCCGGCCGCTGGGAGTGGGCCGACGAGATCGACGGCGCCCGGATCTACCACACCGGCTGGTTTTGCGACGAGTACCAGGACGAGAAGATACGCGGCATCGTGGTACGCCTCCCCCACGGCCGTTTTCTGGCGGGCTGGAGCATGGGCGAGGGTATGGCGTCCGAGGTCGACGGGACCATCTACACCGACGTGATCGAGGCCGCACGCGCAGCCGACAGCGAGGCGGAGGCCGCAGCCGAGCGTGAAAGGAGCGCGAGCGCCAGGAGCAGGAAGAGGCCGAGGCAGAACGCGCAGAGGCGGAACTTGAACGGAACCAGGGAGCCGACGAAGAAGAGACCGAAGGATACTAACCCACCGCCCCACGGCGCAACCAGGAGGAAAGAACAATGAGCAAGACCAACGAGCAAGTATGCCACCTTTTCGCACATCACCAGGCCGGTAGCTCTAACAACCTGCACAGCGACGGCACCACGCTGAAGAGCTACACCACCCCGATTGCAACCTGGATCGACGGCGTCTGTTTCGTCAGCTCCGACACCAAGACCCCCACGACCGGCAAGCAACTGTCCAGCGTGCGCAGCGCCATCAGCCACGCCGATAAGTTCTACACACCTGCTTTCGACTGCCACGCCAGGCAGGCCCCCAGCGCCGCCAGGTGCATCCTGGAGGCAGCCGAGGAGATGCAAGCAGAGTTCCAGAAGGTACTCCGCAAGAGGTCTCTTGCAACTGAGCATATTGACTGGTACGAGAGGAGGCGCAACGAGATACTGAGTATGGCCGCACGTTTCCAAGTCCAGGACCTGCCCGACATGCCCGAGGCCACCGGGGACCTGAAAGAGAAAGCGAAGGAGCTGGCAGCGAAGGAGCGCGAGAAGAGAGCCGAGGAGCAGCGCCGGAAAGAGGAGCGCGAGCGCGCGCAACGCCTCCTGGACCAGGGCGAGCTCGATCTGTGGCTGCAGCAGGGGCGCGGCCGCTACCCGCACAGCTTCATGAAGCACGGGGTGGACCAGATAACAATCCCCTACATGGCAAGCGATGCAGGGCGCGCCATTGTGCGCACCTCCCAGGGCGCGGAGGCGCCGCTCGATCACGTTATCAAAGCGCTGGAGTTCTACGACTCCAGGAAGTGCGACAACCTGAGACCTGAAGACCCCACGATTTTTGAGACCTACCACACCAACGGCCACAAGATTCACTTGGGCGCGTTCACCCTGGACTCGATCGACGAGCAGGGCAACGTCACTGCCGGGTGCCACACATTCAGCGCCGCGGAAATCGCGCGCTTCCGCAAACAGTGGGGGCTCTAGTCATGATCAGCGAAAACGACTTCACCCGAGTAAACAGCGATGCCTATGGCAATCCACGCTATGTGATTCACTTCCTGCAGTGTGAGCCGGAGGCCTGGAAAGACTACAACCAGACCTTGACGGAGCGTTACGCGCGCGTCGTTAAACTGATGAACCAGATTCACGGCCGCAAGTTCCACAACAAGCAGTATGGCGGGGGCATCGTGTTCCAAAGCTACAGCCTGCCGGGCACCATCAAGCATATCGAGCGCGTCATGAAGGAGGCCACGCCGTGAAAATCACACATCTCATCACACCAGGCAGCCACTACGTCACCATCGCGGACCACATTGGCGAGCTGTCCATCAGGACCCAGAACGGCACGCCGGAGGAGCTCCAGGACCACGCCCGGGAGCTGGAAGAGAAAGCAACCAGGCTGTTACGGGACGCCGTGAGACTCAGGACGGCAGCACAGGAGGCAAAGGCATGAGCACGCCACACAGTTTTCAGGAGATGACCGCGAGGCAGTTGCGGCACTACATCGACGGGTGCCACCGTGCGCAGGAGTATGGCAGCGGCTTCGAAATGGCTACCAGGGAGTTGAACAGCCGTGAGACCGCCGGCCCGGTCCGGGCCATCGACAGCAGGATTGACGGAGTTGTGAGGAGGGAAAGAACATCATGATTCTACTACTTGCGCTTTGCGCCGTCGGGATTTACTTACAGAGGTATGTGTAGATAACCAGGGAAGAGGAGGAAGGACGATGAAAATAGAGTTCCCAGAGGTCAAAGACTTCAACATGCACCCAAGCTTTATGGGCCGCAACGGCTACTACCACGCCACAGGTATTGATGTGTCGCAGATGTCTTGTGGCCTCGTTACTCTGCAGCCTATCACACAGAAGGGGAAGATAGGACGCTGTGCCGTCGAGTTGCCGGCGGACAAGGAGACGTTGCGCCAAGTCGCAGCCGAGTTGCTCAAGATCGCCGAAACGCTTTGACTGCAACCCACATACCAGGATCGAGGCCTCGGAGCAGTTAGCCGGGGCTTTTCTGCGTCTGCAGGTTCAGGGTAGGAAAATCCGCGCGCCGCTTCGCGGTTGCGCCTATCCGGCGCTTCTTTGTGCGCTTCGCGCTCAGTCAGAGGCTCGAAGTAGTTTGCTTCGCAAACGGAAAACTTAGACCCCCTCTGGGGGTGAAGTCAAAGGCCACCCCGTCTACCCTTATGAGGTTCGTGATGGGTGGGTCCTAATTTCCTGAATTTTTGTCAACTTCTATACGATCCTAAATTTTTCTGGAAAAAATCCAACCATCAAACCATAAACTTCTTGACACCCCCGCCGCTCAGCCCTATACTCCCCACTAGCATAAATCTGCCGCCCGGAGGGTTTTCCTCACGAAATGGCGAAGTTCTAGGTTCTCAGCTCCTCTCCGAGCGCGGCTAATCCTGCCAGGGGCTCCCAACCCGGATCTCAGGCCCGGGACCTGCACCGCGAGGTGTTCAAGGTCCCAACTACTTAAATAGGAGGACGAAATGAGCAGAATCTTAGGGCCAGACGGCAAGCCCGCCACACCAGACTTACTGCCGTACCTGAACTGGCCAGGTTGGGCCAAGATGGCGGAGCGCAACCAAGAGCGCGAGAGCCAGTTCTTGCTGATGCTGAAGCTGGCCGAGCTGCGAAAATCCTGTGGCGTGGAGCCTGAGCCGAAGACTCTGGTGTTCAGGAGATACCCCGGCATAGAGAAGTGAGTACAAAACCTACTCAGACCAGAGTATTTACTTGACTTTTCCAAATCCCTGCCTCAAAATGTCGCACCATGAGCGAACTGGCCGAAACATGGGGTTTGGACGATTTACTGGCTGACCCTATAGTTGCGCCCGGCCCGCTGCTGGAGGACATCTCCCCAGGCCAGACCGTCTTCCTCCCCTCCTACTTCGACGACGACGAAACCCCCACGACCAAAGCGCTTCACCCCCTCTCCGAGTGGCCGGCGCAGCTCCCCATCGCCCTGGCGCTTCAGGTGGAGGATATCCCCGCCATCCTGGACCGTTTCGGCATCACCCCCGACAGATTCGAGCTCCTGAAACCTCTCCCCGCTTTCCGCAAGGCGGTGGCCGAGGCGCAGCGCG